ACAAGAATTCCTGGTACAGGAGTTTTTAAATATCCTTACAAAGAATTAGATGGTCAGTATAGAACAGGCTTAGATCCTAACGCTAGTTACATCAAGAGAATCCAAGATCCTTTAGAAAAGGAGATGGAGATTGAAAGAGTAACAGAGTTAAGAGATAAACTTCAAGCAGCTTTAAATGCTGACTTAAGTCCTCGTTCTCAGTTCTGGAACTATGGCTTATCAACTTCTGTTGATGATTCTTTGCACGTTCAACCAGTAAAGTTACTAGATGGTGATAACTATTTTGACTTTACATTACCATTACAAGAATTAGCATTCTCATGGTTAAGAGTTCATCCAACAATTGCTTCTAGCTACCAAGCTTGGGAGAGAGGTGAATTCCCTGCTGATATTCAGTACTATGTTGCTGATGATGATATTGAGAACAAGGTAATGTTTAAGAAGAAACAACTTATCAACAAAGCAATTGTTAAGTTTGATAGTATGACTCCTGAGAAGAAAAAGAAAGTGGCTCGTCTACTTGGTCTTCCAGTGTCAGATGATTCCAAAGAAGAAGCAGTTTACAATCAGGTGGATAACCTATTGAAACAAACTGAATTCAAGAATGGCAGATATCAAGGTTTGAATCCAATTGAGGTATTCAACAGATTTGCAGATATGAAAGAAAACTTACTCCATATTAAAGACTTGGTTAAACAAGCTGTTGCTCACTCAGTATATAGAGCTAAACCTAATGGTAAGATTTATGAAGGTGAGTTTGAGATAGCTAAAGACGAAGATGATTTAGTGAAGTTCTTAGCAGATGAAGATAACCAAGACCAATTATTAATTTTAGAAGGTAAATTGAAAGGTAAAAAAATAGCTGCAATATGATCCCAGTAGATAGTTTATTATATAAGATTGATCAGAAACTAAATAAACTATCCACTAACGAGCATCAAGAGATTCCTGTAGAAGATAAAATTCTAGCATTGAATGAAGCTCAAATCAAATTGATAAAGCAAAAAGTTGATGGGTTTAGTACAGTTTCTGGATTAGGTATGGATGCGTTTAAGAAGCGTTATGAAGACTTACAAAGTCTTGTACAGCCTTACAATCACCAACCACTTACCCTAGCATTGAAGAATGCTGAACTAAATCAATGGTTTGCAAACGTTCATCTCCTTGTACCTCAGTACATGTTCTACATAGATAGTTATATATTAGCAGATAAAGGAAGATGTACAGATAGAAAGGTATGGATTAATAGAGACTTGGCTAAGCATGGTGACTTACAGTTTTGCTTAAACAACACTCACTATAGACCCTCTTTTGAATATCAAGAGACATTCAACTTTATATCTTCTGATGAGATCTCTATATTTACAGATGGTACGTTTATACCTAAGGATATATATATGTCTTACATGAGATATCCTCAATATATAAATAAGGCAGGATACATCATGCTTGATGGATTACCATCATTCGATCAGGATTGCGAACTTGAACTATACCTAGAAGATGAACTATTAGATCTTACAGTACAAAACTTGGCTATGTATACAGAAAACCAAAGTGCTGTTCAAAGCTCAATTTACAGAATACAAACAAACGAATAATTTTTAACAATTAAATATAAAGCAAAATGGCTGATTTTTCCCTAACCACCCTCTTTGTTGTACCAGTAGGAAATACATTACCTAGCTCTGGATCAACACAAGACTTAACAGCAGGTCAAGTAGGAATATTCCTAAATGACTATTCTGTTGCAACAGCAGGTAATATTGCTGCTGCCCCTTATTTTTATGTAGCTCAAGGTAGAGTTAACACCTACTTACAAGGTTCTAAGCGTTCAGACAAAATTGCTGGATGTCCTAGTGGTAACTCTTGTAAAACAAACGTAACTGAATGGTACAAATCTTTAGGTTGTCCTACTCCAGTGAATCAAGTAACTGATGTAGTTGACTTCACAGTAAAACCTGGTGAGATTGTAACATTAACTTTACGTGGTTTCTCTAGTTATCTAAACACATTGTATTTCAATGGTTTCACTCGTTCTGTAACAGTTAATGCTCCATGTCTTGGATGTGGTGATGATCCTTGTACAGACGTTGATGTTCCTGCTTTAATTGATGATCTTATCTATCATTTAGAGTTAGATGCTCCAGGTAATAACCCTGATAACATCACTTTAAATCAATTTTATCAATTCCAAAGAATTGGTAACGATTCATCTGCGTTGTTACGTATTACTGGTAAACCTTTGACTGCTTATGGACAACCTTGTGACGTTGCTGCATTCCCTTTTGAGTATGACAGATTCTATTTCAGAACTTTCATCTTCTCTGGTCCAGCTACAACTGCTGACTTTATTGTTGACGATCCTTGTAATAGAGTTGCTCAACCTATTATCACACAACGTTCTAACTATGCTGTTGGTACTTCTGCTGAGGTTCAACAATTAGAGAAGAACTTCTATAGTTACCAAGCTGGTTACTTGAAGCATCTTTACAGAATGAATGGTTACAACGAGAACTTTGAGTCTTGGGTAACTGATGGTCAGATCTATGATTTGTACTATATCAAATTCAATGAATATGATAAGAGTGCTTACCAATGGGGTGACTATATTATGGAAGATAGCATGGTGATCATTGCTGTTCCTGAGAACCAAACATCTGCTATCGAAGCTATATTAGTAGCTGGTTTAGGAGCTGTAGCTGGAGATACTGCTTGTATCACAACTACTAGCACTACAACTACTGTATGGCCTAGTACTTCAACAACAACTACTTTGATTCCTTAAGAATAAAAGTAGCATCATATTAACCTATGCCAGAGGGTGAGAGGATATCTCAAATCCTCTGGCATTTTTATTATCAAAAACCATGATATTAGATTTTTTAGTAATCAACACATATAACACACAAACACTTGGTGTGGCTGATATATCTGTTTATGATACAAATCCACCTAATGTGAGTGCTCCTACTATGCAAATTACTGTTCCTGGTTTTACTACACCTGTTTCTATTCCATTCAATGTGAATAGCTTTAATGTTTACAACTCAATTATTTTAGGATTAAGTCCATTCCCAGCAGTGACACCATTGCCTGATGGAATTTATTTCATGAAATATTCAGTTGCCCCAGCTACTACAAACTTTGTAGAGAAGAACATTATGCGTACTGAACTTATTCAAGAAAAGTTTGATAGTGCATTTATGAAGCTTGACATGATGGAATGTGATTCAGCTATAAGAACCCAGTCAAAAGTAGTATTGAATAGTATTTGGTATATGATTCAAGGCTCTATAGCAGCAGCTAATAACTGTGCTATTGATACAGCCAATAAATTATATGTCCAAGCCAATAGACAATTGGATTATTTTATTGCAAACCAATGTGGTTGTACAGGAAACAACTATGTAATTAATTTCCCTTAATATGGCAAACTGTAGAGGATGTGGTATGAAGGTGGGCTGTGGCTGTCAATTGATTAATGGCCTATGCTCAGCATGCAACAACAAACTTAAAAACGCTACAAAAAGAATAAAAGATGTTATCACCAAGATTAACAGATTGTGTAGTTGATGCTAGCATCCCTGCTACACTATTACAAATTGATGAAAGATTAACTTACTGGGCAAATCGCCAGTATAATAATATTATCTTCTCCATGAACAATTATATTCCTGGAGAGATAATTGATGATTTATTACATTACAAACAAATATTAACATATAGACTTTGTACTCCTAACTATGCTATGGTGTGTGGGCTTCCCACTACCTCTCAAGTGGTGAGCAGAGTTAAAGTGTTAATTCATAAATAAATTAAACCATGTCTTGCGAAAGTTGTTATAATGGATGTGTTCAGACAGTATCTGATGAATGTGTTAGATATACAGGTATAAACTATGAGGCACTAGGTGTTGAAACAGGAGACAATTTAGTTTCTGTTGAACAAGCCATAATGAATGCTTTGGTTCCTTTATTATCAGGAGAAGGAGATGCTATTGCATTAAATATATCTTGTCCTATAGTTGATTTATATTTACCTGCTCATACACCAAACACTCAAGAGTTATTTACTGCTACAGTATCAGCTATATGTAGCTTACAAGCACAAATATTTACTATTGATGATATATTAACTATACTTAATGCTAATTACACAATAGGTTGTCTTACAGGAGTAACTGCTTCTTCTGACACTCATGCTATTGTCCAAGCTATTATAAATAAGCTTTGTCTAACTGTCACTGATCTTGCTGCTCTTACACTTGATGTAGATACAAACTATGTTAAGCTAGCAGATTTAGATGCTTTGATTGCAGCTTATTTAGCTAGTCAAGGTGGTGGTGGTTCAAACCAACAAAATTTAAAAATGGTTCCATATGTAGCATATGAATACTATGGACCATTAACTAACTTTGATGGAACAGGTGCAGGCTTAAATTCTGCTGGTTTCTATAAGGTAAATCTATGCAATGGCTTAAATGGCACTCCTGATAAAAGAGGACGTGTTGGTGTTGGAGCTATTCAAAATGTTCCAGGTGGTCCATTAGATGCTGCAGTTAATCCTGCAAATCCTGGTAATCCAAACTATGCAATATTTAATACAGCTGGAGCAAATACAGTGACGCTTATTGCATCACAGATGCCTTCTCACTCACATAGTGCAACTGCTACATCTGTTGGTACTATTTCCCCAAATCCTCATAGCCATAGTTATGCAGGAGTTCAAGCTCCTTCAGGACAAGGAGATGGAAGTAGAACTTCTGTGCCTCTAGCTAGAGATACTAGTAGTGTTAGTCTTACTGTTGATATAACTACAAGTGTTACAAATGCTAATACAGGTGGTGGGGCAGCTCACGCAAATATTCAACCTGTCATAGCTGCATATTATATTATGTATATTCCTTAATCTTATTAAACTAATTATAAAATGGCTTGCAATCCTGGAGATCCTTGTTACAATGCTTACTATCATCCTAACCAAAACTGTAGTTCACTTCCTTGTGCAACCACAGCAGGTAATGTTATATATAATGGACCAAACCTTCCTTGTTCAGGAATTCACACTGGAGATAACTTAGACTGTGCTCTATCAAAAATAGATGACGCTCTTTGCAATGGTGTTGTTGGTATTAATGGTACTTCTGGAACTTCTGGTTCTAGTGGTCTTACAGGCACTGCTGGTACATCTGGAAGTTCAGGTGCTACAGGACCTGGTGGTTCATCTGGCACTTCAGGTAGCTCAGGTGCTAGTGGTGCTGCTGGTTCATCTGGTACAAGTGGTGACACTGGTTCTAGTGGAACATCTGGAAGTTCTGGTAGAGAAGGTTCTAATGGTACATCAGGTTCTGCTGGTCTTTCTGGAACTAATGGTACATCTGCTTCTTCTGGTCTTTCTGGAAGTTCAGGAAGTTCAGGTACATCTGCTGCAGATGGTACAATGGGTACGTCTGGTACGTCAGGCTCAATAGGACCAGCAGGAACAGCAGGAACGTCAGGTTCAATAGGACCAGCAGGTACTTCTGGTACAGCTGGTTTAGATGGAGATAGATACCTATCATCTTCTGTCACATCTTTAACAATAGGAAATGGTACTCAAACTTTAACTACTGGTACAGGATTAGCTTATAGTGTTGCTCAAACAATACTTTTGGCATATGATGGTTCTAATACAATGGAAGGCACTGTTACAAGCTATGATAGTCTTACAGGTGCTATGGTTGTTAATATAATAGCAACAACAGGTTCAGGAATATATGCAGCTTGGACTGTAAACTTATTTGGAGCTGCTGGTGGTAATGGTACAAGTGGTACTTCTGGTTCTATTGGACCAGCAGGTACATCAGGTACAGCAGGTACATCAGCTAGTTCTGGTACATCAGCTACAGCAGGAACTAGTACAGGAACAGCTGGCACATCTGGAGCTACTGGCTCTAGT